GTCCGGTTTCTGAAGATACTGCAAAACTGCAAATAAAAAGTGGTAGAATTGAACCAGAATACACAACAGATATTAGCGTTGCTGACCGATTTAGCCGTGGACATTACTTAGTTATCGTCAAAGCAAAAGTTAAATATCTTACAAGAGGCAGTATCAGTGAAAGTGGTTGGATCATTCCCCAAAATGCCCCCGTAGAACCAGTAGGATTAATTGACAGGACATTTGGCCAATCAGAAAACATACAGCAAGCGAATGCATCAAAATAATATGCATGCATTAGCCGTATTTTCTTAGATTGGTTCAAACACAGAGTAACGTCAAGCACCTTTCACGTATAATCTGAGTGTATCAGCCACAGACAACATCTGATATTTTAAATGTCTGTGGCGTTTTGATATAGATTACTGATGTAAAATATTACTTTATAGAAAAATATATTAACTTTATTTTATAACAAAGTTTCCTTTGGCTTGATCATAAATACATTGTTCTTGACTTACAATCATTGATGACGTTATTGGCTCCCGGGTCAGTGGGTGGGGTAAGTCTTCACCAGTCAAACGAGAAAATGCAGCGGCATCAAATAAAGTACATACATCTGAACCATCTGAATTCTTCACAAAAATACCTTTTTCAGGCTGCTCCAGTGTAATTGGACATTGAAGTTTTTCAATATCGACAGTAAAGGCACACTCCGATATTTTTTCCTGCAAAGAGTTTCGCCCTCCCATTCCAGGGAGCGCACTTAATATCCTGTTTCTGAGCACATTAACTCCATCATTAAAAGCAATATTCAATAATTCTGCATAAACCCGTCCCCGCCCTTCACTTTCTGCTAAAAAACGGCCTGTATCTGGCATATAAGAAACTCTAACCCTCTCCCCTCCCACTGTCTCTTGATCAGATCTCCTGATCAAGAGACTTCATCACCAGGTAACCCTCAACCATATCCTGAAGTCTGAACCAGCCATCCCACATGACTACCCAACCGGGGCGACCGGTGCGTTTGCTGTCATGCCATCGCCCCAGTTTCGCCAGTTTCAGACAGGCCCATTTCAGTGTCGGCATCTGTGACGGAAGCGGTTTTCCTTCCAGCTTAACCCACAGCAGTTTCCACTCTGTCGGCGTCAGTATTTTCTCACAGCTGTCATTTTGTGTTTCTTCACTGATACCGCCCTGCCGCAGGCCCAGCACCCGCACCGCGATAAACGCCTTGATAACCACCATGCGCTCGAGGTTATCCCGGGTCTGCATTCGCAGCGATTCCACACATGTACCACCACTTTTCCACGCCTTGTGGTATTCCTCTATCAGCCAGCGTCGCTCGTAATGGCTGACGATACGTCGCGCATCGGCGGCACTCGCCACTTTTTCTGACGTCAGCAGATGCCAGCAGGCGCCGTCCTCTGCCTGCTCCCGGCAACAGACATACGTGAGCGGGAGCGCCTGGCCGCTGTTGTCGGGATCTTTTATGCTGACTTCGCTGTAACTGATGAACATCCGGGCCTGGCGGGCTGCCCGCCCGCCTTTTTGCATCACATTCAGCGTGTGGCTTCCCGCGGTTGCCAGGACTTCCGGCAGTTCGAAGAGCTTGCCGGGTGCTTCTTCCAGCCGGCGATTCTGTGCTGCACGCACCACGAAGCGCTGCCCGTGGCTGACTTTATAATGCAGGTAATGCCAGATATCCGCTTCCCGGTCACAGACAGTGATTACCCGTTTCTGTATCTCCCCCAGCCGTTCGGCCATGCGCTCCGAAGCCTGCTGCCAGCGGTAACTTTCTTTTTCTTCATAGGGACGTTCTTTTCGCTGGTGCTTAACACCGTAGGTGTCCGTGGCACGACTCCAGCGCTGCTGTTCGATAAGACCGACTGGCAGGGCGCTGTCGGGGGCGTACATCAGGACAGAGTGAGCCAGCAGCCCGCGCGTCTTCGGGTTAGTGGTGGTATTCCCCAGGTCATCAGATGCCGTACTGTGACTGAAGTTAATGGTGGTGGTGTCTTCCAGCGCGAGGAGCAGCGGATGAGCCTCACATGCCCTTACAGTGGCGGTAAATCCGGCTTCGGCAATGGCTTGCGGGGACACAGACGGGTTACGTATCAGGCGGTACGCACCTTCAACCTGAGCAGTGGACTGGGATGATTTCACAATAGAAAGACCTGCATGCTGAGCGAGAGAAGAGGCCAGTGACACAAGGCGTCGTGTACGACGCGGATCACCGAGACGGGCATGTCCAAACTGCTCGTTAGCCCATGAATAACAATCAGAAAGTACCATAACAGACCCGAAGAAAATGAAATATAAGAGAAGATCAACGGGTGAGGAAAAAGTTCAAAAAATCGCTGCCGGGGAGGAAGGAAACTACCGGATGGAAAGAGTCCCCCTAAAGCAGACTGACAGACATCACAAATCCCCGGGTGGGGATTTGTGTATAAGAGACAGCCCCTCCCAGGAGAAATCCACCAATCTGCCCCTCCATTACCTGCTGACGCAGCTCCATCATCTCATTCACGAATGAAGCCGATGACACATATGATATTAATCCAGGCATTACCATATTCCTTCATACGGATAAATATTCCCTCAAGTCTTCATTAACAAACATCACCATGACATGACAACAAAAACCGGAGCCGGACTCCGGTTTTGTGAAGCTGTCGGGTTACTTCATCCCGCCAATATTTTCCCACACCCCGTCAGCACGCAGGATTTGCAGCGGTCTTACCACGCACTGTATCTGCTTTTTATCTGCATCCAGTATCACCACCTGCGTGATTACCCTGTCCTGCTCCGGAATAATACCATTCTCATCGGACTCCAGGATGTCTGCCGGCCCCAGACGCAGTTGTGCTGTAAGCGACTGCACGTGTTCACGGCCATCATGCTTTCCGCAACCACACAGACGCTGCATAAGTTTTTTTAGTATATTCATGTCATTCTCCTGTTCTGCCTGTATCACTGCCCACTTCATCCAGCCCCTTAACATCCTGCCACGGCCCGTCACCAAACCTGACCTGCAAATGCTGAAACAGCCCCTGAACCTGTGTGGCATCTTTGGGGTCAAGAAAGGTCAGTCCGGTGATGAGTGCGCCATCTGTATCCGGGAACCAGCCATTGCTGTTTGTCTCAATAATGCTCGCCGGCCCCAGACGAAAACGGATTTGTGTCTCCCCCGGGTCGCCCTTCGGTCCCTGAGGTCCGGTTGCCCCCACCGGGCCAGCCGCACCTGTTTCTCCTTTCGGTCCCTGTGGGCCTGCCGCACCGGTATCTCCCTTTGGACCCTGTGGACCTGCATTTCCCGTCAGACCGGTCTCTCCCCGCTCTCCCCTGTCACCTTTCGGCCCCTGCGGGCCTGCCGGACCAGCATCACCTGCCGGTCCCCGTTCGCCGGTTGCCCCGACAGGGCCGGTGTCACCGCGCTCTCCCTTATCACCCTTCGGCCCCTGAGGACCCGCGGGCCCCGGTTCCCCCTTTGGCCCGGGAGGCCCCACCACGGTGGGGATTCGGTTTACGGCCTCTTCCGCCGCTATCCTGCTTTGTTCCGCTGACTGTGCGCTTTCTGCTGACTCCCGGGCTTTTTCTGTTGCGGTCGTTGCATCCCTGGCTGCATTACCGGCTGCACTTTCTGCCGTCTTTCTTGACAATTCAGCTTCTGCTGCACTTTGTGATGACTCACTGGCTTTTTGAGCGGCCGCAGAAGCCGAGGACGAGGACGCATCCTCTGACTGCTTTGCTGAGGCTGCACTTTCTGCCGCCTGCCGGGCTGACTCCGATGCCTCCCCTGCTGAAGTGTCAGCATTTGCAGCGCTCTCTTCTGCCTGACTGGCTGATATGCCGGCATTCCTCGCTGACGTCTCCGCCTCTCCGGCATTCTTCTTCGCCTCCTCAGCGTGACGCGCCACCTCTTCCACCATCAGTTCAAAACGGCGCAGTGCCTCCGGCCGGACGTCATCCTCCGACATGGCACCGAGAAAATCATTCAGCGTACCGGGTTGAGAATCTTCATACACGGTGATGGTCCCGGCATGTGACGGCGGGAAGCCCTCCACCAACAGAATGACGCTGTACTGACCGTACTCAACGTCCATGCTGTAACGACCGGCTTCATCCGGATTTTCAGAGGCCACCGTGTTCACCACCACCGTGCTGCTGGTCCGTCTGGCTTTCAGTTGAATGGTGCAGTTCTCTACCGGTTTTCCTGTGCCGTCTTTCAGTACACCTGAAATCTTTACTGCCATATTCACCCCACAAAAAAGCCCGCCTGAACCGGCGGGCTGTCATAACTGTCAACGACGGATGAAAAGTGATCCACTTATATCTCCACCAACGGCCCAATATTGATCCACCGTTTTACTCAGGATTAGCTTCAGCTATAACCCCGGCCTTTCGTTTCTGTCTGAGTCGATAGCTTTCTCCTTTGATTTGAACGACATGTGAGTGGTGTAAGATACGGTCCAGCATCGCTGAGGTCAGTGCTGCATCACCGGCGAACGTTTGATCCCACTGCCCGAACGGCAGATTGGATGTCAGGATCATTGCGCTCTTTTCGTAACGTTTAGCGATGACCTGGAAGAACAGTTTTGCTTCTTCCTGACTGAACGGCAGATAGCCTATTTCATCAATGATGAGCAGGCGGGGGGCCATTACTCCACGCTGAAGCGTCGTTTTATAACGGCCCTGACGTTGTGCCGTAGATAACTGAAGTAACAGATCTGCTGCTGTTGTGAAGCGAACCTTGATACCTGCACGGACTGCTTCATAGCCCATCGCTATTGCCAGATGGGTTTTCCCCACACCTGATGGCCCCAGTAATACGATATTTTCATTACGTTCTATGAAGCTGAGTGAGCGTAACGACTGGAGTTGCTTCTGCGGTGCTCCGGTGGCGAATGTGAAGTCATACTCTTCGAACGTTTTCACCGCCGGGAAGGCTGCCATTCGGGTATACATCGCCTGTTTACGTTGATGACGTGCCAGTTTTTCTTCATGAAGCAGATGCTCCAGGAAGTCCATATAACTCCATTCCTGGTCTACTGCCTGTTGTGACAGCGCAGGCGCTGCGCTTATAAGGCTTTCCAGTTGCAACTGCCCGGCGAGCGCCATCAGTCGTTGATGTTGCAGTTCCATCATCACGCCACTCCTCTGCAGAATGAGTCGTAGATGGAGAGTGGATGATGCAGGGGGTGTTTATCGAAGTTCACCAGATTTTCACCAGGATGCACGTCATACTCTTTTTTCTCCGGAGGCAGTGCCAGCATGGACTGCTGCTCTTCGAGCCAGCGATCGCAGGGACGGGCCTGGATTGTTTCATGCTTTCGTTGGTTAGCGACATCGTGCAGCCAGCGCAGACCGTGGCGGTTGGCTGTTTCAACATCGACAGTGATCCCCATCGGGCGCAGGCGAGTCATTAGTGGGATGTAAAAACTGTTACGGGTGTACTGCACCATCCGTTCCACCTTACCTTTAGTCTGTGCCCTGAAGGGGCGACACAGTCGGGGAGAGAAGCCCATCTCCTTGCCGAACTGCCACAGCGAAGGATGGAACCGGTGCTGACCGGTCTGATATGCGTCACGTTGCAGAACCACAGTTTTCATATTGTCATACAACACTTCGCGCGGCACACCACCAAAGAAGCGGAACGCATTACGATGGCAGGTCTCCAGCGTGTCATAACGCATATTGTCAGTGAATTCGATGTACAACATTCGGCTGTATCCGAGAACAGCAACGAACACGTGAAGCGGTGAGCGACCATTACGCATAGTGCCCCAGTCAACCTGCATCTGTCGTCCGGGTTCAGTTTCGAACCGAACGGCAGGCTCCTGCTCCTGAGGAACCGAGAGAGAACGAATGAACGCCCTGAGAATGGTCATTCCGCCACGATATCCCTGGTCTCTGATCTCGCGAGCGATTACCGTTGCCGGGATTTTGTAAGGATGAGCATCGGCGATGCGTTGACGAATATAATCCCGGTATTCATCCAGGAGTGAAGCAACAGCAGGTCGCGGTGTATATTTTGGCGGCTCAGATTTTGCCTGCAAATAACGTTTAACGGTATTGCGGGAGATCCCCAGTTCTCTGGCAATCGCCCGGCTACTCATTCCCTGCTTGTGCAGGATTTTAATTTCCATAACTGTCTCAAAAGTGACCATAAGCTCTCCTGAATCAGGAGAGCAGATTACCCCCTGGATCTGATTTCAGGCGTTGGGTGTGGATCACTATTGCACCGTTCGTGACAATAACACTGTGTTACCTGACTAATCAGAATTTATAGCCGACACCCACGATGAAACCGTCAGTGCGCCAGTCGCCACTGCCGGAACCTTCATAAGCAAGGTCAATAACCACCGTCTCTACGGGACTGAACTGAATCCCGGCATTCCAGGCCGGCGACAGATGACGCGCAGTATGACCATCACTGGCGGTGGTGGTCTCCTTCACATACCCCGGTTTCACTTCATCACGCCGGTAATCCTGAACACTGTCAGACCAGCGGGTGTACGCCATCCCGGCCATGCCATAGAGACTGACCCGCTCACTGAGCTGCCAGACAGGGCCGGCCATCAGACTGACATAACGACCGCGCAGGCTTTCATAATGGAAGGTATTTTCACCCGTCTTCATCGTGTCACTTTTCTTCACCGATGCATAACTCAGCGCGACAATGCCGCCCAGGTGATCCGTGAACTCATAACGGTATTTCACATTAATCCCTTTTAAATCACCTGCACGCGCACCGGTACCGGACAATGCCGGTACGCCGCCCGGGTGAACCTGAGCATATCCCACGGAAAATGCACCGTGTCCGTTTTCAGCCTGTGCAGGAAAGGCAATTCCTGCCAGCAGGGTAGTAAACAATAATATCGTTGCGTATAAATGCCGCATGATTACCTCTTTGTTTTCAGTCAATAAAAAAGGCACCTCCTGAGGTGCCCGTCCGGGTTAATAAACCGTCAGCTGATACTGATCCCTGCCGTGGATTTTTTCATGACCACAACCAGTAAATCACTGATGTACGTTGTCGGCGTCCAGTTGTTCGCACCGGCCGACGACACATTAAACGTCAGGGTGACATGACCCCGCCCTGCCGGCATATCTATCACCGATGAGAACACCCGGCTGACATCCGTTGCCGGTTCATGGAAAATCTCAACCCCGTTCTTCAGCACCTGCAGCTTACAGGTGGAATACCAGTACGACTGCTGATTCGGGCTGTTGAAATTCTGGTGTTTCGTCCCGCGAAACAGCACCGGGGGAATGATAATCTGCCGGTCGAAGCCCTGGTCATCGTAAACTGTGACGGTTACCGTCCCGCTGGCATAACTGTTATTCCGGGGAAAGGCTTTCCCCACCGTCTTCACCAGGTCGCCTTCAATCTGGTTTGCAGACAGTTTCCCTCTGATGACACAGTTCTCGTTAATGGTGACATTATTGAGCGTGCCGGTATTCGCGGTAATTGCTCCGCTGATATCCGCGTTCCTAGCTGTCAGCTTCCCTTCCGGCGTCAGGGAAAACGTCGGGGGGTTGCCGGATGACGTGATACTCGCCGCAAACAGACGCTTCAGGAACACGTCGTTCATGAACAGCTGATTCCCCTGCGCCACAAATAACGGAGTGCTGTTGCCGCTCTCCGGATTTATCATCGCGATACGGTCAGCCAGCAGCAGTATGTTGCTCAGTGGCTGGCCATCAGTATCCTCAATCCCTGCACCAATCCCGGCCACATAGGGAATGCCGTCTTTCGTTTTTTGAACCTTCAGCATGTACAGCGCAGCCAGGTCATCATTTGTGTCCTTCTGCACGCGCTGTATCTGCTGAATGGTGGCGCTCTGGTCTTCCAGCGTTTTACTGACCGTCTGTGTGATTTCATTGCGGGTTTCGGTGATGGTGGTCTTCATCTCCGCCATCTCATCCGCAAGCTGGCTGTTGTCTATCAGCTCCCATAGCCCCTGAGCCAGATGCAGTTTTCCTATTTTTTCCCGGAAAAATTCCAGATACCCTTCACCATCATTGCTGGGCTGCCCGCTGACTTCCACAAACGCAGATTTCCCCACCAGGTTGACGCTGCGCACGTAAAACCAGAAATCCTTCCCGGGCTTAATGTGCGGGCCGGATACACTCCACTGACTGCCGGTCCCCAGATAACGGGCAGAGGTTTCCACCTGAGATGTGTCTGCGATTTTTGCCTCCGAAAACCAGAACTCAAACTGTACCGTCGGGTCATACACCGCAAGACGCGGGACCGCCGTTATCTGAAAATACCCCGGCGTCAGTTCAATGGTGGCGGGTTTTGCTGGCGCGTTAATCCGGAAGGTAGTGGTGGCCGGTTCGCCCTGCTGGCCATAACTGTTTATCGCCCGCACCGTCAGGGTGTATTCCCCGAGCGGCAGGCCGCTGAAACGGTGCTCCGTGTCTGCGGTGATGGCGGTGGTCACCAGTCTGGCATCCGTTCCCTTACCACTGGTCAGGCGCAGACTGAAGCGCACACCCTTCACCACCCGCGGCGTGTCCCATTTCGCCTGCGCCAGATACTGGCCGTCAGCTGCGCTCACCTCCACCGTCAGGTGCTGCACTGCCGGTGGGATGACGCTGTTCAGGGAACCTGACTGCGGCTCAAAGCTGGCCCCGTTATCCACAATGGCTTCTTTTTCCGGTACGTGCTGCACCGCCGTGATGGCAAAGGTGCCGTCCGTGTTTTCCCGGATGGAGACACAGCGGAACAGGCGACGACGCAGTGACGGCAGGGAGAGTCCCCACACCCCGTATGTCTCCACACCATCAGGCAGGGTGCTGACCTGTATCCGGTCCGGCGCGGGGTGTGCAGTGATGGCCACGCTCACCGGCTTACCGCTGCCGTTAATCAGGTTCACCGTGGCGGCACCTGTCTCCGGCAGGGTCACCTCACGGTCCAGTGTCAGGGTGCGGCTGGCGGCATCGATGGACAGGATACGTCCGCCGGTCATGGTCCCGGCATAGTCGTTATCACAGATTTCAATAATGTCACCGGGTGTGTGACGCAGCCCCTGTGACCCGAGCGTGAAATCCACCGTCTGCGTTTCCAGCAGTCCGGTCTTTATCACCCACAGCCCGGCACGGTGGGCCTGACCGCGACTGGTGCAACCGAACGCATCCATCTTCAGCAGGTTGCGCCCGTAGCGCAGTATGGCTTCCGGGTCTTCCACCAGTTCCGTGGAGGTCTGCCAGCCGTTCTGCGGGTCGGTGTAATTCACCTCCACCGCCGTGTGGCGGTCCTTCAGGGCGCTGAAGCTGTAGCGAAACCCCACGCCGTTATCATCCACCACCACATCGCAGTTGGTGTACGGCCACACCACATCCGACGGGCGGTCCTGAACGAACGTCAGCGTCTGGCCGTTCCATACCGGCATACAGCGCATCGCCGAGCAGAAATCACTGAGCACATCCCATGCCTTACGCTGTTGTGACAGGTACGCATTAAAGGTCATCCGCGGCTCTGTGCCCCCGAAACCATCCGGGACCGTCTGGTCGCAGTACTGCCCGATGGCATACAGCGCCCATTTGTCCACGTCTGCCGCCCCCAGACGTTTTCCCATGCCGTAGCGCGGGTGAGTCAGCATGTCCCACAGGCACCAGGCCGGGTTGTTGCTGTATGCCGGTTTCAGGCTGCCGTCCCAGATGCCGCTGTACGTGCGTTTTTCCGGGTCATAGTTTGACGGCACCTGGATGATGCGACCTCGGATATGGTAGTTCACCGTCATCTGCTGACCGCCAAACTGCTCCGCATCCACCTGCAGCCCCACAATCGCCGTGTTCGGGTAGCACTGTTTCACATCGATGATTTCGGTGTATGACGACCAGAGCGTCTTATTCTGCAGCTGGTCCGAGGTGCTGTCCGCTGTCTCCCGGACCATCCGGATGTTAAAGGGCCGCTCAGGCAGATTCTCCAGAATCACCGACGCCAGGTACTGTGAGGTGGTCTTGCCGTTAATGGTGACATCCTTTTCCGTCACCCAGTTACCGTTACGCTGCAACTGAATCAGCAGTCGGACAGAAGAGGGATTACGGTCGCCCTTTGAGGTGGTCTCCAACAGTGACTGCACCCCGAAGGTGACCCGCAGGCGGTCAATGTTCGCGGATGTAATGGTGCGCGTTACCGGCTTTGCCTTCGTCACTTCCACGCCCAGTCCGGTTTCAGCTCCGGAGGACTCAAAGCCTTCCGGTGGTGTCTGCTCCTGCTCCCCGGCGCGCCAGACCGCGGTCACACCGTGTATCACAGGATTGCCGTCCGTGTCCGTCAGCGGGGTTTTGTTCACCAGGATACTCTGCAGCCCCTTCACCGGGCCTTCTATCGGTCCCTCACCAATCGCATCAATCACACTCATCATCTGCGTGGATTTGAGATTATCCTTCGCCTCTCGAGGCGTGTGCGCCCTGCCGCCACCTTTGCCCATAATGTTCCTCTCAATTGGTATTATTAATCGCAGTGATAGGATATTGCACAGCTATTGCGCGATATCATCAGAACGCTGTTTGTTACCCTGTAACCAGCAAGCTCAGTCTGTTAACGGAATTAATGAGGGTTTTATGAAATGTAAAATCATTGCTGCCATTGCCATGCTGACAGCAGCATCATGCGGATACGCAGCAGAACAGGAAGTCCCAATGAACCTTGTCAGTGCTGACGGAAAAGAAGTCAGCATTGGAAAAATAACCATTCAGGAGACCCCCTACGGTCTGCTGTTCACACCAGCCCTTCACTCTCTGTCTGAAGGCATTCATGGTTTTCATGTGCACGAAAAAGGAAATTGCGCCCCGGCACTGAAAGACGGAAAACCGGTCGCAGCATTATCGGCTGGCGGTCACTTTGACCCGAAAAACACCGGCAAACATCTTGGCCCCTGGTCTCCGGATGGACACCTGGGCGACCTCCCTGCGCTGTTCGTGACGCATGACGGAAAAGCGAACTACCCGGTCCTGGCCCCGAGACTGAACTCATTAAAAGAGATTAAAGGGCGTTCTCTCATGCTTCATGCTGGCGGTGATAACCATCATGACCATCCGGAGCCCCTGGGCGGTGGTGGTGCGAGAATGGCCTGCGGCATCATTCAATAATCAGTCAGGTAAGGGGCGGGCCCCTTACCTTTATTCCTCAGGACGATAAATCCTTTCTCCCTGAAAAGAACGGCACATCCTCCCTCTCTGAGTTAATGTTTTTGTCGTGACATAAGAATAATTCCTTACACTCAATCTTCGTAACGCTCCCGCAGTTCCTGTCCGTGAGCACTGCGGGATTTTTTCGCTTTTATGCCTGCCGCCCGATAACCACGACCTTTCCGCCCCCGCCTTCATCACGGGTACTGATGTCCTGGGATATACGGCGGGAGCCAACCAGCATTTCCCCGTAAGGCACCGGCATCGGGTTACCCTGGGCAATCATGTTGTCCAGTGACGAAAAATACGTGTTCTGTCTGCCGTTATCCGTGCTTTTGTACTCCGGTACTTTAGCCTTCGGGGCCAGCATCTGAGCCACACCACCCAGAATCATGCTGGCCCCCAGAGAAAACAGCATCGTGGTGGCAGAAAAACCACCGGCTGCCAGGGCTGAACCCCATAACGCCATTGATGCCCCGGCAGTGAAGAAAGAGCCCACGATGGCTGCCGCCCCCAACACAATCTGCAGTCCACCCTTTCCGGCCCCGGCCAGTCGCGGCACAATGTGGATGACCGTTCCCTCACCCAGCTGTTCGTGAAGGCGGGCGTACACCACCTCCGGTGCCGTGTCTTCACCGGCAATACGTATCTGGTACCAGCCTTCGTTCATCTGACGGCGGAATCCCGGCACCTGTAACGACAGCGCCCGGATGGCTTCCGCTGCCGTGTTCACATACAGGCTGAGGCGGCGGCCAAATCGTTGCAAATCCCCGTGAAGGCAGATGCGTGCCAGTGGCGGTGACGCCAGACAGAATGCGTTCGTCGTTGCCATTTTTCGGAATACCTCTCCCGTTTACTCAGTTGTTCAGGCAGATGGTGAAGCAGTTCACCGTTGCCGCAGTAAATGGCGGCATGATTGGCCACCGATGCGCCAAAGCAGCACAGCAGGATATCGCCCGCCTGTGCAGAGGACAGGGGCACCCGGTAAAAGCCCGTTGCCTCCATATTGTCCAGGTACAGGTTCTGACCGTTGCGCCACCACTCATCCTCACGGTGAAAATCCGGCATCTCAATCCCCGCCAGATGGTATGCATCCCGGAACAGGGTGTAACAGTCCGTCACCCCGTGTTCAAAGCGCCGTCCGGTCAGGTGCGGAACGCAGCGGAATTTGTGAATGTCACCCCGGCTGACCAGCCACCAGGGCAGTGCGCTTTTTATCTGCAGCCGCCGGTCAGCCTCGCTCAGCCAGGGCAGACCACCGGGACGACTGTGAACCAGCGCCACAATCTCCCCCTGCATCTCTGCCCGCAGCCAGTCTTCCGGGGCAATACGAAAATATGCCTCAGGCTCTGCAGAGATATTCACACAAGGGATATACCGCTCCCCCTCCGGCGTTCTCACCACGAAGCCGCACGACTCCGCAGGCACACACCGCCGGGCATGCGCCAGAATCGCTGATTCTGTCTGTGTCATTGGATTTACTGCGAAAGTTTGTTAATGGAAAGGAAACCGCCAAAATTAGCCACCATGCCGCGCATCTCACACCCGCGCATGCACTTGCTGCATCTGTCCTTACGGATATCGGTGGTGGGTTTATCGAACTCATCCGCCACCGCAGGACCGTTATACCCGCATTCATCTCCCCGGTAATCCCACATACAGGTGTTCGCCAGCATGATGCGACCGGGAAACAGCGCTCCGTCCGTCTCCGTCGGTGTTGCCAGCACAAACGAGGCTGTCATGGCCGTCAGCTCTGACATCTGCTCCACCACCCAGCGGTCGCTCAGCTCCTGCTCCGGGTCCGCTTCCGGATTGCCCGCCACAAAATTCACCGCATCCAGAAAACGGGCATACACCCGGCGGCGGACCACCGTGGCCCCCACCAGGCTCTGCAGGTCCTCCGCCATTCCGGTGACCAGACCGAACAGATTCGACACCGTCAGCGACGGGCGGGCACTGCTGCCCTTCCCGTTCATCTCAAAGCCACTGCCGTCAATCGGGTATGCCTGATATTGCCGCCCCTGCCAGGTAACCGCCTCCCCTTTTTCATTCAGCTCATTGCAGAAAAAATACCGCTCACCACCCTGTACCGTCAGGTCGATTTCCCAGAGTACCACCCGCGGTGACTGCTCTGATTTAACCGACTCGTTCAGACTTTCTTCGTGAATATCCTGCATCAGTTCACCACCTGCTTAAACTCCGCGCTGAATTCAACCCGCAGCATGCGAACCCGTGATGACCAGGCGGCACAGGTCACCTTTATCTGCCGCCAGGCATAAGGCGGTGTCCACAGAAACGCCTTCCAGCCACCGTGCTCTGCCAGGAATGCCTCCAGATGTCGGGCCTCCTCCCGGGTCACGGAAAGCGTCACACGGTATGTTTTCAGGTCAGCATTCAGCCCCGCCGCCATACGCTGCGAATACCCGTCACCAAAACGCACTTCACGCACCGATGGCTGCGAGTTCACCTCCATATCCGGCTTCACTTTCCAGCGAAATGTTTTCATCGCCTGCCTCCGGAAAAGACGCCGCCATCACGCATCTGCGCCTGAATCTCATCCTGCGCCCCCTTGCGGGCCATGTCATACACCGCCTTCATCAGCTGCGGCCCCGCCTGTCCGTTGGTGCCGTCGTTCTGAATCACCACGTGATTGTTCTGATTAAAACTAATGCCTTCCGCCCGCCGCATCTGCGCCGGACTTCCGGCACCGCCCACATAACCACCTTCCGCATACCCGCGCATCAGACGATACAGGTTGCCGACGCCAATCCGGCTGGTTGCCTCCTTCGTGAAGACAAACTCCCCGCGGTGGACAATACCGGCAGGTTCGTATTTGCCACCGGTTCCCGTAAATCCTCCGGTCGCGAAATGGAAGTTCGCCGCCGCAGCCTGAATGGCCGTCCCCGTGGAGGCAGACGCCCCACCACCGAAAGCACCACCCATGGCGCTGCCAATACTCCCGACAATCCCCACCATGGCCTGCTTCAGAAAAATCTCTGTCAGCATGGAGAGCACAGAACGGGTGAAACCACGCCAGCTCTGTTCGCTGCCGGTCAGCATCGCTGCCATATTCTGTGCAATACCGTCAAAGGTCTGCGTGGCCACGCTTTTAACCTGCGAAAAACTGTCCGTCGCACTTTCTGCCCACTCGCCCCAGCCGGACTTCAGACCGGCCATCCAGCTTCCACGAAGCTGCTCCTCCGCAGACCAGGTGTTCTTCAGTGCAGATGTGGCCTTCGCCAGCGCATCCGGATTATCACCGTACACGTCACGAAGGCGCTGCTCTTCCGACTCCCGCTGCACCTGACGGTCGGTGAGGCCCCGCGCCTGGGCACTGATTGCCGCCTGCTTCGCACTCTGCTGCTGTTCAAACCGCGCAGCCTGCTGTGCCAGCTCATTCAGCCGTTTCTGGTGTTCAACTTTGTCTCCCAGCTCAGCCAGCTGGCGTTTGTACTCCAGCGTCTCTTTCTCATGGGTCAGCAGGGATTTTTCCTGCTCAGATAACTGCCGTTTCGTGGCTGCCTCTTTCAGGACCGCATACTGATTTTCCGCTTTCCATAAATCGCGACGCTGCTGGCTGATTTTCTCATTCGCACCGCTGTGTTTTTCCAGCGTCCGGAGCTCGGTTTCAAGCGCCAGCAGGGCAGCATGCGCCTGGTCTTCCTGACGCTCACCGGCTGACACTTTGACTCCTGACGACTTCGGCTTTTTCAGCGTCGATTCATAATCCTTTTTCGCCGCCGCCATCAGCGTGTTGTAATCCGCCTGCAGGATTTTCCCGTCTTTCAGGGCCTTATTCAGTTCTTCCTGACGGGCGGTATATTTCTCCAGCGGCGTCAGCAGACGCTCATACGCCTTCTGCGCCTCTCCGGTATACTTCAGCTGTGATGCGTCCCGTTCGGCCCGGTCCCTGGCGGCCAGTTCACCGGCTTTTTCCATATCCGACTGCAGCGTGGCCGCTGCCAGCCCCAGACGGGCATTTTCCCGGTCATTCCATGCGCCCTGAAGGTTGGCCCGGAAAGAGGCGGTTTTCCCCGGCGCTGGCTCCGGCTCTGGTACCACTGCCATTTTTTATCCGCCTCATCAAATGCCTTCTGTGCACTGGCGAGCATATCCGCTGAGGACTCAGGACGACCGATATCCAGAATGGCATCCCACATCGATTTGAATGCCTTCCCTGTTTTATCCGCCCAGGTCTCCAGTGTTCCCATGTTTTCTTTCAGGCGACGGGTCTGCTCATCAAAGCCTTTCGTGGCGATATCGTTCGCCGCCTGCAATGCCCCGGCCTCGTCTCCGGAACGCTGCAGCTGTGCAACATACGCAATCTGCTCTGCCGTCACGTTACGGAACTGGCGCGCCATCGCCATCAGTCCCGACGTCGGGTCGGTAGTCAGTTTTCCGAAAGCCTCTGCAACCTTGTCCACCTCCACACCGGATGCAGAAGCAAAACGCGCGACACTCTGGTTGATGGCATCAAACTGTTCACCACCACGCACACCGGCATTCACCAGGGCTGCCAGTGACTCACTCGCCTGGTTAAACGTCAGCCCTGCTGCCTGCCCGGCTCTTGAGAGAGTCAGCATACGATCGGCAGTCAGTCCGGACTGATTACCGGAAAGAACCAGGGTTTTATTAAACGCTGAAAGCGTGGAATCCCCCTGGTACCAGGCGTACGCCAGCGCACCTGTCGCCACCGCCAGCGAGGTGACCCCGACCATCGGCAGGGTGATCGCACCGGCAAGTCCCCTGAACATGGGGATCATCCCGCCGAAGGAGTCCTTCACCTGACCGCCCTGTTGCAGCAGGATCAGCCAGGGATTCTGACCACCGGCAAGCTGCGTGGCGATATCCGTAAACTGTGCGGGCAGGGTTCGCATGGCCGCTTTATACTGCCCGACGGAAATCCCGGCTTTTTGTGCAGCCAGCGCCTGACGACTCAGGTTCTGCTCAACAACACCGGCGGTTTTTCTGGCGTCAGTCTCCAGTCCGGAAAAATGACGCCTTACCCGGCTCATCTGCTCATCGAAACGGACCGCATCCAGACTCAGGTCAATAACAAGATCACCAACCGGCTGGGACATATCTCACACCTCCGGAAATCCCCGCTGAAGCCATCATTAATGCGACATCATCCTCGCTGACATCCGCCACATCCGCAGACGATAAAATCTCACGCCCTCCGTCCCCACCAAACCGGACGCCTCCGGCAAGTCCTGCCGCTTTCTGCATCAGCATTTTTTCCTCATCCGGCATCTCCGTCTGCGCTTCCTCACGCCGGGGGGCAAGCAGACTGAAATCAGAGGGATGCATATCCGGATCGCAAAAAAACAGGCTGAGTACGGCGTACGTCAGCCCGGAAAAATGCATATCCAGTTGGGTATCGAGAAAATAATGCGTACGGTAAAAATGTCGCCAGTCGGCATATTCGGTGGATGTCATCCCGGCAAGCATGGCGCGCCAGTCAGGCCTCCCCATCTCACGCGCCAGTCTGAGGGCAAAATTCAGCTCGCCGTCGAAGACTTTCCCGCAGAAAAATCATCATCAGTCAGCGCGTTATTTTTCGCCACTTCGGTGCTGTCAGTATCCGCATGAACAGCCCCGCTCATCCCGGACAGACGCAACACCACATCTTCCGCCCGGGCAATGGCATCCGCAGGCCAGGTGGTGAGCACCTCCTGTTCGATCTGCATCACAGCCTCATTCATTGACGGTGATGCCGTTTTCTGCGGATGGTTATGCCACAGGGACATCGCCACCAGAAACGCGCCGGTTCTGACGAGATCTTCCACGCTTACCTGCAGGTTGCCGCTGGATTCTGCCTGTTCTGCACGCCGTTTCAGGAGGGCAAGATGCTCAATACGCTGCAGCGCAGACAATTCGGAAAGCGTGACGGACACACCGTTATATTCAAATTGTTCTGTTTTCAGAAACATGTATGACCTCCGTTTACCCTGCAGCGCCCGCTTCAGTAACGGTGACTTCAGCCACTGCGGCGAACTGACCATTTCCGCTCACCACAGGGATCTGCACCTTACCTGTCGCCACGCCGTTTACCGTAATTGTCATATCTTTCACACTAATGGTGGCTTTCGACGGATCGGCGGAAACCGCTCTGAACGTCTTGTCGGTTGCACTTTCCGGCTCAAAAGAAACCGTCAGGGTGGTTGTTTTCCCTTTTGCCACCGTACCGGATGTCGGCGTCACCTTAATCGCACTGACCGGCGTAATTTTGCTGCGTTCTTCCGCTACAGAAGGTTTACCCACGTTAGTGACTTTCACCGTGCGGGTGATCACTTCTTTCGCCGTCACGGCCTTACCGATACTGCTGACCCAGCCACGAAACACATCCACCGTGCCATTCGGAAAACGGATTTTATAGGCCCGGACATCGCCGCTTTCAAACCAGCCTATAAGCCCTTTCTGGCCTTCCTCTCCCGGTTTCCAGGCCAGCGTAAAACTGGTATCACCTGCAGATTTCTGCCCCTGCCCGGTCGCGGTCCAGTCCGCGTCTTCATCATCCAGGTAGTTATCATCGTAGGATTCTGCCGTCATCTCGCCCGGCGTCAGATCCTTCACCTTAGCCAGTCGCTGCCAGTCATCGTCTGACAACGGGTTTGCATAAGCATCACCCTTGCCGTTGTAAACCCACAGAGTGGTACCGGCACCTTTTACCGGCTCAAGGGGATTTGGTGTTGCCATATCGTCCTCACATCTCGTATGTAATGGAATAAGTCAGATCTGCAGAACTCCATAACGCCATATCGTCATCACGACGATACTCATAGCCCTGCGTAACCATCGTGGTAATCAGTCCTGCCAGTGCCGGGATCGCGGTCATCGCCGGGTAAATCCGGCTTTCCATCCACTGATCAAGCTCTGAATCCGGTACCTGTGCCGGTAAAAACACCTCAATATGCAGCGTGGCCCGCCAGGTATCTGCATCCAGCTCTTCACCGGTATACTCTGCATCCGTCAGATAAACCGCGATCGCAGGAAAATCCTCTTCGTCAAAAACAACGGGGCGACCATCAAACAGCGTCGCCCCGTGTTCATGCTGCTCGAGTGCATCCAGCACTGCGGCACGAATGTCAGTGTGTTTCATCGTTTTATTGCAATCCTCAGTTGTTGTTTCAGCACGGATGCCAGTTCTTTAGGCAGGCGTTCACGCCGGATACGGTCAACATTCTCATCAAATGCCTGTTTCAGTGGGGCCGCCATCGGGATTTTCACCACATCAATGGGGTAACGGTTTTTCCCGGCCACACGCTGCATGACATGCCAGCGACCATTTTTTAATCGCTGAATAAATGCCCGCTGATACCGATGCTGACCGGCTTTAAGTATGCTGTTCGGGCGACGCCCCGGCATCCTGATCCCCAGCTTAATCACAGGGAGATCACCGCGGTTAACGATAATTCTGGCATTCGGATTTCTGACCGTCGCCCGTTTCAGTCTGGACCGTTCCTTAACCAGTTTCCGGCGAACCTTGGTCTCCCGGGCAACCTGTGATGAAGACTGATTAATCGCCGTTGTGGCCACGCGGTTAATGGCCATTGCTGAAGCCGCCGGAATGGCGTTTTTACGAACCCGGCTCAGATTGTCAATCGCCTGATCAAGCCCTTTTATCGTCATAATTCACCCTGCGTTTATCGTCGCCGGTTAACTGCCGGTGGTTGACCACGGTTGAGCCAGAGATAACAGCTGCCCCCGTCATCCGGAGAAACACGATCCACCCAGAATATCTCACCATTAATGGTCAGCGTGTCACCACGCCGCACGGCACGAACCGTATCCGTCCGCACAAATAATGACGGGCTGCTTCCTTCAATACGGACCCCGCTACCGGCAAACCCCAGCGACTCCGGATCGTCAAAAACCCCCTGAACTTCGCTGCCACACTGTGCCCCCGAGGTGAACTGCGCACAGAGCCCCATCACTTCAACAATCGTGCTGTCCACCCCGGCGAGGGCAGCATCAAAGGCATTCTGAAAATCACGCATGCTCAGCCGTTCCGTGCTGTATCATGGCTGTCGCCAGTGGTAATGGCACCAGAACACGCATGCCCCGGTACGTCAGTTCAACGGGACGGCCTGTTTCCGGGCAATACCCCATCACATGCAGGCATTTCCGCACACGGACCGCTTTAACATCATCCGTAGCATCAGTGTTGTGCAACTGCTCACCATCGTCTGTGTGATTTTGCTCAGGCCCGCTCTCATCACCAGGCATAATGCCCTCCCGGGAAGCAGCAAGCTCCTCTTCCCACTCAGACACACGTTGCGCAATATCCGCAGCACTCCCCGCCATATCCGCCTCGCGCCCCAGCAGGCCAGCCAGTTGACGAAGACGTTTCTGATTTTCTTCTTTTGTTGCCATATCAGCCCCCTGTGAAAAAAGACACGGGGGCATTTCGCCCCCGCTCACGGATTATTTCACCTGCACCACCACAAACTCATCCGGATCCGGCAGCACCATCAGCGGTGCGGACTGCGTCATGGTAAATTCACGGGCCGGATCGCCCACGGTCAGCCAGTGTTTCGGGTAACGGGAAGAAGCCACCACACCTTCGGACAACGCCTGCGCATCCTGAATGGCACCGTAACAACGGATCCCATCTGCAGCCGTATTTCCCAGGACCAGCGTGCCCTCCGGCAGATAACGTTTTTCGGTACCGTCCTCTGCCACATAAGACGTTTTCGCCACCACAATGGCCAGATCGCCGTAATACCCTTTGAAAGACACCACCGCGCCCAGGTCTTTCACTGCCGTTTCGAGTTGTGAATTTGAGCCGCGACGGGTATCCAGTTTTTCGCGGAACAGCTTAAAACCATTCAGCAGACGCCAGACAGTACCGTCCATAATGGCAATATTCACAAGACCGCTGGCCTGATCGCAGTAGAGGTCAATATCATGCGTCGGATCAAACGTATCACGGTCCTGCTCAGACCATTTTTTACCGTCGGCCTGCTCAATGTTATTTCCTTCAGAGCGTCCAAAATCCACCTCGACAGTATCAAACTGATCCCCTTCCATGGTGTATTTGCCATACAGCACGGCATTCACCGCCTGCATTTCTTCCACCTGGACAATGGCATGCTCTTCCTGTTTGAGGTTATCGGTGATGATACGCAGACGACGGTAGGCCGGGTCGTTCAGTTGAGCCGGATCTTCACCGGGAAGACGCTCAACCGCCTGCTGGTAATTAAATTCGTGTTTCGGCTTGACGTAGCCCGGACGTAACACGCGGGTTTCACCACCGCGATGACGCAGCACTTTTCCTTCAACAACCGGGGAGACATAGGCCGCCACCGGCGTTTTTCCGGTAATTTTGTCCAGCATCACCTCTTCGGTATGGAAATTCACCGTACGGCGGAAAAACAGCTCCAGAAACAGCGCACGAAATTTCACTTTTTGTTCGGTATAACCGAGTAACTGGCGGGTCGTAAACAATCCCATAAATCAGTTCCTTTCATTCAGAAATCAGTCAGGCCACCGCGGTGGCCTGATAACGTGTTACGGCAGCGCCGCGTGACTCAGGGCACTGCCGGCAAAGGCGTTGGCCTTTTTGTGTTCATCCACACTTTCAGGCCAGCGGATTGCCTCCGTCGCAAAGGTCCCCGACTTGTAATAGGTCAGTACCGTCTCTGTGCCTTCAAGCGGCAGTACCAGTATGCCAACTGCACTACCGGCTTTCTGTCCGTCCCAGACCACCAGTTTCCCGCTGGCTTCATCCAGCATCAGGGGCGTCAGTGCCGGTGTTGCCGAGGAAATCCCGCTGCTGCCTGTGGCGGTATGAGCCGGATCATTACCGGCAAAAATACGTACTTCCGCACGCTGTTCAGTGATGTTTTTCGTTACCATATTGTAAAAACCTCCTGTTGATGGTCAGCACTGGCTTCATGGCATGGCCATGAGCATTTTCACGTCCGCATCACCGTCTGCTGACGTCTGTGGCACGCCACCCTGTACCGCAGCCGGTGAATGGTTCGCCATGATGCGTTCAAACAGGGCGGTTGTGGATGCAGAGACCGGTTCTGCCTTACCTGATCCCGCAGCCAGCACAGCCCGGGCGCTCTCCACAGTCATTCCCGGGCAGGCAGCCAGCTGTTCAGCCTGCGCCTCAGCCCCTTTTGCCTCATCCAGTGCCATGATCTGATCACGGAGTGAGGGTCCGGCATCCGCCTGCGGTGAAGCAGCCAGGATCGGGCGGGCTTTTTCCACCGTCATCTCCGGCATCGCCGCCAGCGTTGCCGCCAGTTGTTCACGACCGTTCGCTTCTTCACACGCCATAATGCGATCGGCTTCACTCTGCGTGGATGCCACCGGCTGCTGCGGTGCCGCCGCGGCCAGAATCGCCCGGGCCTGTTCAACGCTCATGCCCTGTTGTCCTGCCAGCATCGTGGCAAGCTGTTCACGTCCTTTCGCTTCCTGGCATGTCAGGATCCCCATCACTCGCTGGTTCTCCTGCGCGGCGGCTTCCGTTGCAGTTAATTGCGGCATAGTGCCTCCTCTGACATTACTGTTCAGCGCCGTGGCCATCACACTGATGGCATCCGACGCATTGACTAATTCATCCGCCAGCCCGGCATCAATGCCGGACTGACCTTCAAAAACGGCGGCCTCTGTTCCCGTGACGGCATCAACAGACAGACCGGTAAACATGGCCACTTTTTCGGCAAACATCCGGCGCGCCGCATCAATGCGCTGCTGCATGTCCTGGCGAACCTCTGCCGGTAAGGCTTCAAACTGATTGCCATCCACCTTGTGCGCCCCTGAGTAAATCAGCGTGATATCCACACCGGCCTGCGCCAGATGACCGACATAGCTGACATGGCTCATCATCACGCCAATGGAGCCGATACGGGATGTCTGGGTAACCAGCCGTCGGGAGCAGGCCGACGCCAGCAGCATGGCTGCAGAACAGGCCGTGTCATTGCACAGTACCCAGACCGGCTTCTGCTGACGGAGGCGGTAAATCATGTCAGCGCAGTCAAACGCGCCGGCGGCCTGCCCGCCCGGACTGTCAATGTCCAGCAGTACGCCCCGCACCTGGCTATCCGCCATTGCCTGCTGAAGACAGGCGACAATGCCGTCATAGCCTGTCATTCCGGAAAATGGCCGCATCCCCCCCAGCCGGTGCACCAGCGTGCCGGTCACCGGCAGTACAGCAATACCGTTCACCACCCGGTAAACACGGGCCGGTCGTTTACCTCCGGCCATGTACTCGTCCGTTTCAGCCAGCATTCCGGGAGCATCAAGCTGTACCTGCTGCTGTGGTACCGAAAGACTTGCTGCCCCCATCTCGCGCCCGAGCGCGCAAAAGAAAACCCGCGCATAGGCGGGCTCCAGAAGCAGCGGTTCATTGAATGCTGCGGCAATAATGTGTGAAAGATTACGTCTCACGGGGTGTTGTCTCCTCTTCCGGCCTGCGACTCTCCGCTATCTGCTGCTGATACGCCTGCGCTATCCACACCGGACGTGAGAGTCCGGCTTTTTGCCGCTCTGCAGATTCCCTGACCTGCTGGCGGAAAATGTCCTGATAATCCTCGCCCATCAGCGCCAGCTCTTTCTCATACGTGCTCAGTCCGGCCTCAATGCGCATCACCGATTCCTGAACCTCCTTGAGCCCGTCAATGGCCATTCTTCCGGCACCAATCCACTCTGCCCGTGACCAGGCTGATCGCGCCTGATAAAAATCAAAACGCGCCCGTGGCGGACGGATAATCCCCCGAAGAAGTGCCTCTTCCAGCCAGCAGGAAAACATCTGCGTGGCCAGCCGGGCCGCAATAAATTTTCGCCGCCCCATAAAATAGCGCCACGACTCATTGGCAGAGGCCCTGGCACTTGAATAACTGACCTTCGAGTAATCACGGGACAACTGTTCGTAGGAAACGCCAAGACCGGCGGCGATATACCGCAGCAGCGCCTGTTCAAGCGCCGAAAATCCATTGTCTGAATCCTGCGCAGTCTGTAGTTTCAGATCATCCCCGGGGAAAAGGTGCGGAATTTTGACACCACCCAGCGTCACGTTATTCGTGTCATACCAGCTGGAGAACTTCTCCAGAATATTAATAAGCGGATTATCCTTCTGCCCCTGCGGCGCACCGGCGATATATTCAAAGGCCTTTTCGGTATCAAGGTCACTTTCAATCGTCGCTGCATACATGGCTTTCACAATGGCCGACTGAAGCTGTGTTGCCTGCAGGGAATCGAGCATCTTCAGCCGTTCCATGACGCTGTAAAACTGGTTGGCCCCACGGGTCTGCCCGTCCTCCACCGGCTCGAAAATATGCAGCATGGCCGGACGCCCGGTGGGAAGTTCACGCGGGATCCGTTCCCATCGTCCACTCCCGGAGAACGGAAAATCATCCTCACAGATATGGTACGCAACGGCACGGCCATATCGATCGACCTCCACCCCGGCCCGCAGAAAACGGTTCCCCATACCGTGTCCTGGCGTGTCCACCCGTTTCGGACTCACGGCTTTAAAACGCGTACGGAATAACTGCGTGGTTTCCGTATCCCAGACCGGCTGCACAAAGATTTCGCCGTTAAACGCATGAACGCCCACACCTTCACGGATAAATTCCGTAAACGTGCGTTTCCCTTCCACGTCGATCTCGCCAGACATCCCTTCGGCGTATTCCGACCAGGCCGCCTCCACCTCATCGACAAAACTTTTTGCTGCAGTCTCCCGCATCCCCAGCCAGCGCCAGTTCGGACGGTAGCTGATCAGAAACATATGCCCGACAATATGATCCTTATGCAGGGCCACCGCATTGGCCGCTATTCCGTTATTGCGCACCAGATCATCTGCACGGGCATTGCCCAGACGCAACGCGGGCAACAGGGCCGCATCGGCACTCTGCGCCGGTGGCAACCACTCCGCCATTTGCCCGCCAAATCCTGCACCGCCCCCGTTGTAGCTGAGGCTCTCACGAAGCGGAACGCCGTTCACATCAATCAGGACAGGCGTTCGTTTCATAACCTCACTCCCAGCGGACGACGGCGACGCCGGGTTGTCCCCAGTACCGACTCCGCATCATTGATCGCCCGGTTAAGCTCATCCAGAGAAGCCGCCGTATATTCAATTCTGCGACCATCTTTACTGGACAGACACCACCCGTTTACCGGTTAATAAATCAAGGCGCGCCTGACGCAGCGCCTGCAGTTCAGCGACTGTAACCATTCACTCCTCCGGACAGCTTCGCTGCCAGTTCTTTCAGGGTTGGCCGGGTCGTCTCTTCTTCCCGGGATTTTGCCAGTACAGCCAGATCAAGCTGCCAGCGTTGCAC